CTCGATAATTATATATAGCGACACATAGCGAGAAAAAGACCGACATGAACGGAGATAACTGGATCTACACATACTACCAGCAAATAAAAAATAACTCGGTGACGGTCGGCCGCTGGATCATCCTTTTGTACGAGTATATCGTGCGAGGATTGGAGGAAGGGCTGTTCTTCTTCGACCAGAAGAAGGCAAACGACGCAATAGAGTTCATCGAGAACCACACTTTCCACACGGAAGGCCCGAAAGCACCAGGGAGATTCGTCCTGGAGATATGGCAGAAGGCGTTCCTGTCCTGTGTGTACGGGATAGTGGACGGAGACGGGCACAGACAGTTCCGCGAGATCTTTCTGCTGGAAGCACGGAAGAACGGTAAGTCGATCCTGGCTGCCGGCATGGAAAAATATGACTGGCAGAAAGACGGCGGCTTCGGTGCGCGGTGCTTCAATGTCGCGCCAAAGTTAGACCAGGCCGATCTGATCTACAACAGCGTCTGGATGATGACAACGCTTGACCCAGAATGGCAAGAGCGGAAGCAGAAGCTCGAGCAGGCCAAGAAGCGCAAGGAGTTCGGCGACGATCCGGAGCTTGCCCGGCACAGGATGACGGATCTGTTCATACCAGCAACGAATGCGATGGTAAAGAAGATAGCCTTCTCCGCTAAGAAGTCTGACGGCTTCAATCCTTCATTCTGCGTGTGCGATGAGATAGCCGCATGGGAAGGCGACAAGGGTCTGAAGCAGTACGAGGTAATGAAGAGCGGTATGGGTGCACGACCGCAGGCGATTCTGATGTCATGCACCACGGCAGGCTACGTCAATGATTCTATCTATGACGAGCTGATGAAGAGGTCGACGCGTTTTTTGTTGGGCGAGTCCAAAGAGAAGAGGCTTCTGCCTGTCCTGTATATGATCGATGACGTTGAGAAGTGGAACGACATAAACGAGCTTCGCAAGAGCAATCCGAACTTAGGAGTCTCCGTGACGGTCGACTATCTCCTGGAAGAGATCGCGGTGGCGGAGGGGTCTCTATCCAAGAAAGCAGAGTTCCTAACTAAGTATTGCAACATCAAGCAGAACTCTTCCCTTGCGTGGCTTCCGTCGAAAATAGTCGAGACCGCTTCCGGTGATCAGCTTTCGCTTGAGGACTTCCGCAACTCTTATTGCGTCGGAGGCATCGACCTGTCGCAGACGCGCGACCTTACATCCTGTTGCGTAGTCATCGAGCGAGGCGGAGAGCTATACGTTATTTCGCATTTCTTCCTACCTGCCGAGAAGATAGACGAGGCGACACAGCGAGACGGAGTCCCGTATAACATCTACATCCAGCGCGGCTTGCTGACACCTTCGGGAGACAACTTCGTTGACTATCACGATTGCTTCCAATGGTTCGTGGATCTGATTGAGAAGTATCAGATCTATCCGCTCCAAATAGGGTACGACAGATACTCCGCGCAGTACCTTGTTCAGGATCTGACAGGGTACGGCTTCCACATGGACGACGTCTTCCAGGGCGAAAACCTGTACGGAGTCATCCAGGAAACGCAGGGCCTATTGGAGGACGGCAAGATCCACATCGGTGACAACGATCTGCTGAAGAGTCATCTGCTGAACTCCGCGATAAAAATGAGCACAGAACGCGGCCGGGGAAAATTAGTAAAGCTTTCTCCGTCGCTTCACATAGATGGCACCGCAGCCTTATTGGATGCGATGACCGTTAGACAAAAATGGTATGCCGAAATCGGCGAACAACTAAAGAATGAGGGATAAAACTATGTCCTTATTTGACAAGATCTTCGGCAACAGGCCGAAACCAAAGGGGAGGTTCGAGGGCCAGTTCAAAATGCTGAACGGCTACGTACCTCGCTTCACCAGTTACGGCGGAGAACTGTACGAGATGGAGCTGATCAGAGCAGCCATCAATGCCAGGGCCGTCCACATGAGCAAGCTGAAGGTTGAGATCTCCGGATCGGCGCGACCGGCACTACAGAACAAGCTGAAACACGGCCCGAACGAGTTTCAGACCTGGAGCCAGTTCCTGTATAGGCTATCGACGATCCTGGACGTGCATAACACGGCCTTTATCTGCCCGGTGTATGACGAGTACGGAGAACCGTCAGGCATCTTCTGCCCGCTTCCTTCCGGATGCGAGATCGTGCAGTACAATAACGTTCCTTATCTGCGGTATGAGTTCCGGAACGGATCACGCGCAGCCATCGAGTTAAGTTACTGCGCGATCATGACGAAGTACCAGTATAAGAACGACTTCATGGGCGAGACAAATCATGCTCTTTTCCCGACGATGGACTTGATACACATCACAAACCAGGGCATCGAGGAGGGCGTGAAGAGCGCGGCCACCTACCGCTTCATGGCCCAGCTGTCGAACTTCGCGAAAGAGGAAGATCTGGCGAAAGAGCGGAAGCGGTTCACGTCCAAGAACTTCTCATCGGAAGCGGAGGGCGGTGGCCTCTTATTATTCCCGAACACCTACACCAACATCAAACAGGTCGATGTGAAGCCGTGGGTGGTCGATGATAAGCAGATGGAAATCATCCGCAAGAATGTCTTCGAGTATTTCGGGGTAAATGAAGACGTGTTGCAGAACAAAGCATACGGTGATGCCTGGAGTGCTTTCTATGAAGGAGCCATCGAGCCGTTCGCAATCCAGTTCAGTGAAGTGTTGACCAAGATGCTCTTCACATTCCGCGAGCAGTCGCAGGGCAATGGAGTCATGGCGACAGCCAACAGACTGCAATATCTTAGCAACGCCGACAAGTTGAACGTGTCTTCGCAGTTGTTAGACCGAGGCATCTTCAGCATCAACGATGTCCGGGACATCTGGAACCTCGCACCGGTAGATGGCGGAGATAATCGCATCATCCGTGGAGAATACTATAACGCAGATGAGAAAGTATCGGAGGAATAACATGGAAAAAGAGATCAGATCCTTTGACTTTGAAGTCAGAGCAGAACAGAACGATCAGGGCAGTGTTCTGACGGGCAGGCCCATCGTATTCAATCAGCGCACCAACGTAGGTTGGTACGACGAAATCATCGAAGACCATGCGCTGGACAACACCGATCTGAAGGATGTCCGCTTCCTGGTCAATCACAACACCAACATGATCCCGCTGGCGAGATCCCGCAATAACAACGCGAACTCGACCATGCAGATGAAGGTCGTGGACGGTGAGGGCATGGATATCCGTGTAAATCTGGACACGGAGAACAATGCCGAGGCAAGAAGCCTTTACTCGGCAGTCGAACGGGGGGATATTTCCGGAATGTCCTTTATGTTCGTTGTCGATAAAGATAGCTGGGACGATGTAGACAGCGACCATCCTGTCAGAACGATCCGGTCGTTCAAGCAGGTGCTGGAAGTATCCGCTGTTACGTTCCCGGCATATGAACAAACCAACATTCAGGCTCGCGGCCTTTCCGAAGCACTGGATAGCGCGAAGGAATCACTGGATAGTGCAAAAGCCGAGAAGCGTGAGCTGGAACTGGCGAAAGCCAAATTGAAAATGAAAGCGAGAATTTGACATGGAAATCAAGACTATGTCCGTTGAAGAGCTTCAGGCTCGTAAGGTCGCAATCGAAGCGGAAATCGATTCCCTTGAATCCATCGAGGAAGTAAACGCTCGTTCCGCCGAAGTCGACGAGATCAACGCCGAGCTCGAAGCTCGCAAGAAGCTGGCACAGGAAAAGGCCGAGGTTCGCGCCAAGGTCGCAGAAGGTGCTGGCGAAACTATCGAATCTATCCCCGAAGAAAGGAAAGAAACCATGAGCGAAACCGAAATCCGCAATTCCAAAGAGTACATCGACGCATATGCCGAGTACATCAAGACCGGCGACCCGTCCGAGTGCCGTGCGCTTCTGTCCGAGAACGATACCAACGGTACCGTTGCCGTACCTGATTATGTTTATGAAATCACCAAAACCGCGTGGAACCGTGAAGGCATCATGGCCCGCGTCCGCAAGTCCTACCTGAAGGGCAACCTCAAGGTCGGCTTCGAGATCTCCAGCTCTCCGGCATATACTCACGCAGAAGGCGTTGCCGTCAACGAGGAGTCCCTTGTCCTGGGCGTTGTTGAACTGGTTCCGCAGTCCATCAAGAAATGGATCTCCATCTCTGATGAAGCTATGGATATGCGCGGCACCGCGTTCCTTGACTACATCTACGATGAGCTGACCTATCGCATCGCGAAGAAGGCCGCTGACATGCTCGTTGGCCAGATCATCGCAGCTGCTACCGCTTCCACCACCAGCGCAGCTGGACAGCCTTCCATCACTGTGAAGACCGCTTCCATGGGCACTGTTGCCGAAGCTATCGCGAACCTTTCCGACGAAGCCGCGAACCCGGTCATCATGATGAACAAGCTGACCTGGAGCACCTTCAAGGGCATCCAGTACGCCAATGGTTATGGTGCTGATCCGTTCGAAGGTCTGCCGGTACTGTTCAACGATACCATTTCTACCTATGCAGCCGCGACTACCGGAGTGCCTTACATGATCGTCGGCGATCTGGATCACGGCGCACTGGCTAACTTCCCGGCTGGCGAAGAAATCAGCTTCAAGTATGACGACATGACCCTTGCGACGCAGGATCTCGTCCGCGTCATCGGTCGCGAATATGTCGCGCTGGGCATCGTTGCTCCTGACTCTTTCGTTCGCGTAACGAAATAATCATTGTGAAGGAGGGTCACAATGAAGATATTGATAGCCGTACCGTGCATGGATCATGTGCCGACTCCGTTTTGCCAGAGCCTGGCACTGATTCAGAAGATCGGAGACTGCACACTTATGATGCAGTCCGGATCATTAGTATATGCTTCAAGAGACACGCTGGCGACGCTGTCCGTCACCAAAGAGTTCGACTATGTTCTGTGGTTGGATTCTGACATGGTATTCAAGCCGGATACTCTGATCCGCATGATGGATACATTGCAGAAAAACGACCTGGACATACTGACCGGGCTTTGCTTCCGCAGGGTTCCGCCTTACACTCCTACCTTGTTCGACAAGTTGGAAATGGACGGCGACAAGTGCATCCACACGGAGTTCGACGAGATACCGGAAGAACTGTTCGAGGTAGGCGGGTGCGGCTTCGCGGCGGTCTTGATGAAGACGGATGTATTCCTTGATGTTTCTGCCAAATTCGGTGCGATGTTCACGCCGATCGGGTCGAACGGAGAGGACGCATCGTTCTGCATGAGAGCGCGAGAGTGCGGGTACAAGATTTATTGTGACCCTAAAATCGTCATAGGCCACGTTGGAAACATTGTGGTCGACGATGTCTTTTACAAAGCGACGAGGAGATAAGCATGGCATCGACAGATTTAATCACACGTGCGAAGATGGCGGCACGGATCACTACGACGGCGTTTGACGCGCAGGTGTCTGATCTGCTTGATGCCGCCATCCTTGACATGGGCGTGGCAGGTGTCCAGGCGGAGCTTGATCCGCTGGTAACGCAGGCCGCGATCACTTACTTTTTGATGCACTTCGGACAGCCCGATGATTATGACCGTCTGAAAAGGAGCTACGACGAACAGAAGGCCCAGCTCGCCACCTGTACCGGCTATACGGAATGGGGTGATTAAATGGATCGCAGTTGCGTGATCACTCTTATCCGGGAAGCAAGAGCGCAGGACGAGAACGGCGTCTTTCGCGATAATGGCCTGATCGAGCGTGATGTTTTTGCACAGGTAGATTCGGTCACTCGCTCCGAGTTCTTCGAGGGCGGTCGCAACGGGTTGAACCCCGAATATGTATTCCGCGTCTTCTTTGGAGACTACGAAGGTGAACGAGAGATCGTTTATCAAGACAAACACTACAGCATCTATCGAGTCTACCAAAGTCGGACGGACGATGTAGAGCTGTACGCAGAGAGGAAGGGCGGTACCAATGGCTAACGTGCGAGTAGACGCTCTCTCGAGAGCCGTCGGTGATATCCTCGAGAACTATTCCGACAAGGTCGGTGATGCTCTGGAAGATGTCATCAAAGAAGTCGCCGCGCAAGCCAAAAAGGATCTTGCCGCCTCCTCTCCGAAGCGTACAGGACGATATGCCAAGGGATGGCGTACAGAAAACACGGGCACGAGACTGGCACCCGGTCAGACTGTCTATAACACGAAGCCAGGCCTGCCGCATCTGCTGGAGTTCTCGCACGCACTGCGAGGCGGAGGCAGAAGCGTTGCCCAGCCACACATTGCCCCTGTGAATGACAAGATCCCGAGGCTGATAGAAGAAGGATTGGAGAAGAGGCTATGACCACGCAGGAGATTGCAAAGATGATAGAAGAAGTAGGGGTTCCCTACGCCTACTATCAATTCACCAATGCCACCGCAAAGCCTTGTCCCTTCATCTGCTTCTATTACGCAGACTCCGACGACATGAGCGCGGACAACGTGAACTATGTAAAGGTGAGACGGCTCGTTGTCGAGCTGTACACCGATAATAAAGATTTCGAGATGGAAAACACAGTAGAGACCGTGCTGAATAATCACGGTCTCTTTTATTCCAAGTCCGAGATCTACATTGATTCTGAACGTATGTATGAAGTTATCTACGAAAGCGAGGTAATAATAAATGGCTAACAAGGTACAGTATGGCCTTTCCAACGTTTACTATGCCATTGCCACCATCGCCAACGACGGAACCGCTACCTATGCCACGCCCGTCGCATGGCCTGGTGCTGTTTCCCTGTCGCTGGATCGTGACGACAATGTCGAAGAGTTTTACGCTGACAACGTCGTCTACTTTACCAGTGGCGAGACCTCCGGTTATTCCGGTTCGCTCGAGACCGCTCTGATCCCCGACTCCTTCCGCGAGGATGTCCTGGGAGAAGTCATAGACGGTAAGAACGTATATTTCGAGGACGCAAACGCGGCTACCGTTCACTTCGCTCTGATCTTCCAGTTCAAAGGCGATCAGAATGCTGTGAAGCATGTCCTGTACAACTGCACGGCGACTCCTCCGTCTGTGGCCTCCGAAACCACGACAGACACCGTTACGCCGCAGACTGAGACCATCGAGCTGACCGCTCGCACGGTCTACAACTCGACTCTGTCCAAGAACGTTGTTAAGTCTCGCCTGGCTGACTCCACCAGCGCGGCTTATGCTAACTGGGAGACCGCTGTCTACACCGGCACAGCCGCAGGCTGATCGTTAAACGCGGAGGGGGCAATATGGAACGAATAATCGTTATTGATGGCATCGGACGAAACTTCAAATCGTCCGGTGCCACTCCGCGTATTTATCGCGGAATCTGTGGCCGTGATCTGCTAACCGATCTGGCCAAACTGGAAGAGGGGAGTTATACGCCCGAAGTGCTCGAAATTTACGAGGATCTGGCGTATACAATGGCAAAGCAGGGCAATGACGCATTGCCCGAAGACGATGAGAGAAAAATAGCGACCTTCCCGTCCTCTCCGGACGAGTGGCTCGATACCATTGAAGTGTTAGACATCTACGATGTCCTTCCGCAGATCGCTCTCCTTTGGAGAGAGTCCAACAAGACAACCGTAGAGTCAAAAAAAAACAACGTGAGACCGCCCGAGAATTAACGAGCGGCCTTTTTTATCTAAGGTGTGTGCAGATGGGTCTTAGTATTGCAGACACCGACCTGTTGACGATGGGCGAAATATTCGACATGATCGCGGAGGCATCCAACGATTCGTATGAATATGACTACGTTGCCACACAGGAAGACTTTGACCGATTCTAAGCGAGGTGTAAATATGGCGTCACGGCGTATTTCTGGTATCACTATCGAGATCGATGGCAATACTACAAAACTTAACGACGCTCTAAAAGGCGTCGACAAACAATTAGCCTCGACCCAGTCGCAGTTAAAGGATGTCGAGAGGCTTCTGAAGCTTGATCCGCGCAATACTGAGTTATTAGCGCAGAAGCAGAAGTATCTGTCTGAGTCCATCGAAGGCACCAAGGAACGCCTGCAACAGCTCGAG